TTAATTTCTGGATTTTATAAATTCTCGCTGAAGCTCAACTGTCATTTGCAGTTCTTCGCATTTCTTGTGCAAGACACTATTTTCCGTTTGCAGCCAATTAACTTGCGCGCTCTTCTGCACAATCACAGATCTCTGCTCTTCCAGTTGGCGGATTAACTCCGCCTCATTGAACATGGTCATGCTGCACGCTCCCGGCCCTGGTTGTCTGATGGTGATAGCGGGGCGTTTTTGAATGCCTTCGCCATTCCTTTGATATCGAGTGCATAACCAGGTTGCAGTTGTACCGCAGGTCCATCGCACTGGTTGCCCCATACGTCGAAACCATGCGACGACTGGCGGGCGAATAGCTCAATGCGCGGCACATCGCCCAGCAATTGCACCAGTTTTTCGCGGATAACGTCCGGCTTGCGCGAGTTCTCCATGCGTGGTGCCGTTACGTGCTGGCAGATAGAAGCATCCATGCGGGCAGGAAGTTTGCCGCGTACCGCAAACAGGCAATCTTCGCTGTTCGCTCTGGTCATATGGCCCATGCCGATCGCGCTGTTACCTTTGTGCTTGTTCGTCTTGTGCCAGGTGAATCCCTTCATGGTCATAAGCTTAAAGCCCCACGCTTCGACAACCTTCAGTGCCTCAACCGGCTGCGTCGGAACCCACCACATAGCAAGCAAACAATCATCGGCGGCAAGATCCCACACTGGCAGGCGGCAGATATCCAGCACGTTCATAACTGGGTATTTAAACCCTGCTCCGCGCTCGCCGTCGGCTGCTTTGTCGCGGTATGTCCAGGGTGGATCTGCGTAGATAAGAGTGTATTTACCAGTCATGCCATACCTGCCTTAATTGGACGAACCTTAAGAGATTCATTCAGCTTTTCAGCTACTCTTTGAGCTGCAATAGGGTTGCGAATAATCAGTTTGGCTGGAGTTAACCAGCCTCCATACTTCGTCGAATAAATTAATGTCACCATTCCAACGGTGATATCGTCTTGATGATTAGTCATACACCACCCCGCGACATCCGATCCCTGCGTATTCTCCGCGGCGAAGGCCATTACCTTTCGATATGCACTGATCACGGCGTATCGCTATTCTGGCGCGTTCAACTTCACCGACTGCTGCATCCATGCACAACAACCAGAGTCTGGCTGCGATGCGGTACTGGCCTTTCGATTCACGCTCAACGGCGCGTTTTTCTACCTCCATCGCCGCCGGCGTTACAGCGACAACCTTTGATGCCTGACGCTGAGACACATAGTTCAGGTGATACTTTTCAAGACGGGTTAATTTGCTCATCGGATCCAGCCTTCTCTGAAAATTACCGCCAGCAGATACAGCCAGGCGGAAACGGCGGTCAGGAATAAGTACCATCCTGACCATTTTTCCCAGTGCCTGATTAGCGCTGTCATGCGGCGTTACTTACTGGGCGGTAAACACGCTGATCAACCGGCGGCTTTTTTCCGGTGAACTCTGCCGGGCTTGTGGCCTGGCGCTCATCAAGCCAGTTTTCAACCTCTTCAGCATTCCATGCACAACGTTTATCAGTGATCCAGAAGCGCTGCGGGAAATCGCCATTGCGCTCCATGCGGTCAATGGTGCTCATCGATACAGGCACCACTGCCATCAGTTCCTTTTTGCCAAATGCTCTTTTCATCATTACCTCTCTTGCATTTGCAGCGCGCGTGGCGCCGCAGTGGTGATCACATCGGTACTTCGTTCAGTTCGTCGCAGCGGATGGTGTAAACGTCGGTTGCTTTTGCCAGCAGGTCATCATCACCTGCCAGTTTCTGGGCAACATATTTGTATGCTTTGTCCAGGTCAGCCTGGGTGTTGTAGTTCATCGCCGCGCCGGAAAATGCGTGCAGAATCTCTTCAGGACCGCGATCGTCTTTATGCTGCTGACGCTCTTCCTGCTTCTGCTCTGGCTTTGAGTTGATCAGGCTGTTCATGCCATGAGCCGTTGCCGCCGGTGGCGTGATATCGCGCTCAACGCGAGGTGTTGCCTCCTGCAATTCGTCAGGGGTGTAGACGCCCATGATTACGTCAGGGCAGTGCAGGCGTGACCAGCGCTTGGTTGCCAGGTATGCAAGCTGCTGTTTAGGATCGCTAGCCCAAAGAGTAGAGTTGCGAACTTGAGCCTGAGACAGGAGCAATTCCAGAACGCGTGGTTCATCTTCACCCTTCATCGTTGCCCATACACGTACGCCACATCCCGCTTCATCTTTCAATGTCCACGCAGGCGCAATGTAGGTATTTCCCTTCTGGGATGTTTTCTCTACAAACTTGCCGATCACGTTTTCCCACGGTCCAAACCACTCATAGTTGATACGGTCTTTTGTTGGCGACATCGTGGTGATAACCGCATTTACCAACTGTGCCTCATAACCGAGGGTGCCGCTGACGACATGAGTTTTCTGCGCGACGGCAAATGGGTTCATTCCCCACTGAGTAGCCTGCATTGCCACAGCCATGCAATCAGCTGGCTTCCCTGCGAGGTGAGCCGGTACCGTTACGCGGCTTTGCGCCATCACTTCGGCAAACTTCATCAACTGGTTCAACCCTTCAGGGCTAAAAATGGTGGCAGCAGTTCCAGCGATAGCGGTATCTGCTGGTGCATTCATGGTTGCGATTTCGTTGCTCATACGTACATATCCTGTTTGCGTGCCCACTCAGGGCGTTTAATGATTTCCACACCGCCCCATTCATCGCTGATGCGGCATTCGTGATAGGTGTTCAGATCCCGGCGGAACAACTGGTAGCCAATATCTGCGTCATATTCGTCAAGCTGGAAAACCCTTACCGGATAGCGACCACAATCGATGGTTTCGCTTACTGCTATGAAGAAGAATCCGTGTGGCTGCCCGGTTACTTTCAGCGCACCTTCTCGGTACATTTCTGCCTGCACGTGGTAGCGGAATTCCTCGATGTGACGGGAAAAGCGATCCATGTCTGCAACCTTTTTCACGTCGACGATCACGTTGTGCTCATTCAGCCATTTATCCGGACGGATTCGGCACAGTTCGCCAGTCTCTTCGTCATTCCAGTACATCGACGCTTCACAGTGGCCTGGTGCTTCCAGCATCCAGCGCGCCGCCGGGTGAGCCATTGCGCTATCGCACATAAGTTTCAGCTTCCGGCCCTGCTCAGAATCCATCACCATCATGCCCATGCCAGCAACGTCTTTCATGAATGCGGCTTCATCCGCTTTGCCTTGATTGGTTCGGCGGTTAAATTCCGGCGCCACGATGAAACGCTTATCGAATTCCTTCGGCTCCAGCAGCAGGCAGTGCAGAGCAGTACCCATGTCCAGTGCGGATTTCTTCTCTTCGTCTTCCGGGGCTGCCTTCACCCATTTCAGAAGGGAAGGGTTCTTGGCCACCATATCCAGTTGTGACTTACTCACGCCGTCACCGGCGTGGTAGTCCTCGTTGCTGATGTCGAAATAAATACCGGTATTCATGCTGCATTCCTTTTGCTGTCGATCTGGTCAGCAAGGTCAAGACGTGCGATGACTCCAGTCAATTCACGTTTGAGTGAAGACATCAGCTCTTCGAAATCATCACTTTCAAATGCCGCTTCCAGAACTTCATAACGAACACCGGCACGGAGAATGGCGCGTTTGAATGACTCTTCCATTTCGCAACCAGCTACTGCTTCGATCAGCTCAACGTGGCGGTCATACAGTTCAGATGACAGCTGATAGTCATTGCCAAACTGAGTTGCTATTTTTTTCAGGTTATTGAATTGCTGAATATTCACTTGCTCACCCCCATATCCCGTTATCGTTGGCAACTTCGTGCGCAACCTTGTTGGTAAATGCCCATTTCATGCCCTCACCCAGCGTGCGGAACTTCCAGCTCATCAGCCCGCAAGCTGTAACGCAGTACCAACCGTTGATGACTTTCCACTGCATACAAACCTCGCTATTACCATTTTGGTAATACATGAAGATGCAGGAAATCCACGAAGTGGTGGTTTCTGCCTGAGCGATGTGCTCGAGTATTACCTTTTGGGTAATAATCAGTTCAAAAAGTGATTATGTCAATAGGCATGACGAGAAAAAATTACCATTTTGGTAATTGCGTGAGGAGTGAGCTTACCGCCATCGGGCAGGTAAAGCGTCAGAATGGCAGGGGATTACTTGCTTTTGTTCTGCTCAAACACGAAGTTGATGAATGAGGTGATCTTGTTTTTCTCTTCCTGTGGCAGAGCTGCATACATCCGGTGGTCATAGTCGATAATACCAGGTGCGCCGACGGGAATAATCATCTCGTATGCTTCATGCCCGAACGCGCGTGCCAGGGAGGAAAGAACGCCGATGGTTGTACTGACTTCCGCTTTCATAATCCGGTTAACGGTGGCCGGGCCAATACCAGCTGCTACAGCAACTTTCTTTTCGGATGTCATTTCCGTGTCCTTTCTCATCCAGGCATTAAGCGTGGCTGCGGCCTGCTTCTCTACAGTCCATTCGCCATCTTCAGTGGCCGGAATAAAGATATCAGCCTGTACTGCGTCCAGTTCGTGATCAACATCGAGCCAGAACTTTTCTTTGCGGGCTGCTTCTTCGATGATACGCGCGGCATTCGGTCCGATATTTTTGATACCAGTACACCACCTGTTGACCAGGTTCTGCGAACGTTTCACCCGTTCTGCAAAGCGTAACTGGGTATCATCGAAATCCCGGAGAATGATTTCGTTAAGGTTTTTGCGTCTTATGTCATAAATACTTTTCATAGCTATTGTATTTGCCCATTTATTATTACCTAACACTCTAAATTTAAATGAATATTACCATAAAGGTAAAGTTACCATAATGGTAATAATCATTGATTTTTTCACCAAAAAGGTAATAATTCAGATATGAATAGACAGGCTGAGATAAGCAAAATATGAGTGACGAAAAAAAATTTGATTTCAAAAAGCACTGGCTGGGGCTGTCTCCTGATGAGCGTGAAGCATTTGCAGTTGAAGCCGGAACCACCAGTCATTACATCCAGACGCACCTGACCGGGCGCCGCAAGATGCCGGGTAAGCGTCTGATGGAAGGACTTTTTAAAGCGTGCCGTTCCCGCGAATGGACAAAGTCTAAACCTGAATTAGTGCTCTTCTTCTACGACCGATAATCCCTCTGAACCCATCAATGCCGTCATCCCATGGCGGCTCCTTCCTGCATAAAACACCTTTATGGTAATAAAAAACCATATACGGTTGATCTTTTTTTGTCTTAGTGCAAAATTACCAAAGATAAATAACAAAGAGGTAATCCGATGAAGCGAATCACCCAGCGTGAGGCTCTCGATTTTGGCCTTACTCGCTTCTACACCGGGAAGCAATGTATCCACGGTCATGACTGCGAGCGCTACACCCTGAGCGGGGAATGTGTGAAGTGCAATAACGAACGAGCACGGCGACAGGCAAAGCTTCGTTCCGAAAAAATGAAGGCAGCCAAAACGGCAAGAGAGGCAGCATGATCCCAGCAGCCTACTACATCCGAACTTATTTGGGGGTTAGCTATGGCCGGTGACTGGATAAAAATGCGTGCCGATCTGCACACGCATCCTAAAGTTGTCCGCATGGCGTCCGCATTGAAAGCGGACAGATTGCGGATAGTTGGCGGACTACATTCCGCATGGTGTCTTTTTGATGTCCACTCTGTTGACGGTTTTCTTGACGGATACAGCGCGGAGACTCTCGACGACCTGATCGGCTTCCCCGGGTTTGCGCGTGCAATGATGGCTGTCGGATGGCTTGAAGAAGATGGTGAAAGCCTAGTAATGCCGCGCTTTGAAGCCCATAACGGACAGTCTGCCAAGCGTCGTGCACAGGACGCAGACAGGAAGAGAAATGTCCGCAAAGCGTCCGCATCTGAAGCGGACAAAAAGCGGACCAGAGAAGAGAAGAGAAGAGAAGATCTAAAAGATAAAACCCCACACATAGGCGACGAGAAAAATCAGCCTGTGGATAACTCAGGAGGTGAAGAGCAAGATCCACATGCGACAAATTCTGTTACTGATGGATATGCACCACCAGGCGGATCCGGTTCTCTGGGTAAATTCACCATGCCTGATAGCTGGACGCCGGATCCTGATTTCACCAAACGAGCTGCCCTGTGGGGGGTAAACCTTAAAACCGATGTGACGCCATTTGAACTGGCTGATTTCATTACGTACTGGAAAGCCGAGGGAAAAGCATTTCACCACGACCAGTGGCAGCAGAAACTGGCTCGCAGTGTTCAACTCTCCAGGTCAAAGCCAGCGAGAACTCAGCAGCGGGACGTTAACGCAGTACCAGAACCAGACAGCGAGATACCTCCTGGATTTCGCGGTTAACACCGGGAGCGCAGCAGCGCATTTTTTTACATCTAATGAATTACCAAAAAGGTAATAAAATATGCGCATTGCTATTGAAATTAACTCGTTTGTGGTTTTAAATTACCTTAGAGGTAAATCATGAAAAGGCAGTTGCAGGCGTTCGGAAGGCTCAAGACAGGCCAGATGAATAAAACCGAATAGGCTTATTGCCAGCACCTTGAGTTACGCAAGCATGCCGGGGAAATAGCCTGGTACCGGTTTGAAGGCATCAAGCTGAGACTGGCTGACAACACGTTCTACACGCCGGATTTCGCAGTGATGCTAACCAGCGGTGAGATGGAACTGCACGAGGTGAAAGGTTTCTGGACCGACGACGCCAGGGTGAAAACCAAAGTCGCAGCAGACCAGTATCCGTTTCGCATCATCGGGGTAACGGTTAAGCCAAAGAAAGCGGGTGGCGGCTGGAACATCGAAGAATTCTAAATCGATGATCCTTTTAGTTATCAACATAATCAATAACTTATACGGGTAAGCGGGGGTAAAGATGGAAAGTATGGCTGAAGGTATGATCAAAGATTTAGTGGCATCAGGACATGCGTTAGCTGACGACATGACAGGCGCACCATCCGTGCTTGTTCGCTGTTTGGCAGCGCAACTGGAAGTGCAACTGGTGCGTGCTAATGCGCTGGCTGCGGAGAATGCGGGGCTGAATAAATTCATCGTACAGAGTTGCTACGTGTTTGATGGCGAGCAGGATGAAATATCTGATGCGTATATCTGCGCAACAGATGGAGGGATGCCGCAAACACCATCCACCGATGCTTTCCTGGCTGAAGTGCGGTCAAGTGCGCGTAATGAGGGCATCAACTATGCCGCCAGTCGTCTCGCTGCTGCATTCAATCATGGTTTCGTTGATAAGCCGCTGGCTGAAGTCTGCGACGTGGTGCGCATGATTCTGGACACCAAAGAAGAACTGGCAAACTCCACGCTGCCACCTGCTGATGGGCTATCTGGCGAGTACGCGGAGAAGTTTCTCGCAGGGTTCGCTGCCCAACTTCGCAAAGGAGCCGCGCTATGAGCAAGTCAATCGCAGATGGCGCAAAACTGACGCCGGAAACATTCGCTGATTTTGTTGAACGCCTGAAATATCACCATCGCGGAGAAGGTGTTAGCCGCCATATCACCGCAGACCCAATTTTCATGGTTCAGAAACAGGCGACTATTTACGGCCTGGCTGATGAGTACTGCGAATCGAAGATAGTCCATTGCGACGACGCTGAATGGGATTCACCGCAAGAATATTGGGATGACGCCGACGAAGATGAGCGTGATGAGTTGAATGGCCTTGCACAGGAAATGTGGGGAAGAGACTTCCTTGATTGCGAAGAGGATGAGCAGTGGTCACTGCTTGCTGACCTCGATAATCACACTGTTTGCGGGACCAAAAAGGAATGGCAGCACGTAAACGCACACCTTACCAGAGAGGCCGCAGAAGCGTTCATTCGACGAAAACAACACGACTACCCACCGCTTCGAGTTTACGTCGAAAGCATGTATTTCGGGTGGGAGTATCAGGAGATCATCAAGGCCCTTTGTGATGGGCGCTTAGTTCTCGCAGATACCCAGGAGGCCGCCAAATGAAAGAGCGTGGAATGATTTTTAACGCTGAGATGGTGAGGGCAATTCTTGACGGCAGGAAGACGCAGACGCGGCGCCCTATCAAATGGAAACAGACGCGGTTCACTGAAATTGCCGAACGTGATGATGGTTCGCTGTGGCCGTGGGCGGAGGATTGCGAACGCGGCGGTGATATCTGGTTTGCGTGTCCATACGGTGAGATCGGAGATCGCATTTGGGTGCGGGAAACGTTCCGTGTCCATAGCCGGGCAACGGATGTCGCCACGCTGGTCTACCAGGCCAGTGTCCGAAACTCCTGGACTGAGCAAACTCATCGCGTTCCCGTTGCGGTTTGCAATAAACCGGCCACACCAGAGAAGTGGACGCCGTCTATTCATATGCCGCGCTGGGCGTCCCGCATCACGCTGGAGATTACCGACGTGCGCGTCGAGCGCCTTAACTCAATTACTGAATCCGACGCCGAAGCAGAGGGAGTAACTGATACAGGGTTTGGTGATTTGCTCGTTGATGGTTTCCGATATCTGTGGAAATCCATCTACGGCGACGACAGTTGGCAGGCTAACCCGTGGGTGTGGGTGATTGAATTTAAACGCGTTGAGGGCGGTGCAGCATGAACATCGACAAACAGGCAGTAACAGCAAAAACAAAAGAGCTGGCATCCCTCATGGTTGAGCGATTCAGTATGAATCCTGTCAGCTGCAAATTGCTGAATGAGGCATGGAAAAAAGAATTCCCTGACGAAGTGGCTATCGCTGAGCGAATGCTGGCGCTGCTGTATGAGCTGGAGCATTACAAATCACGTGAAGAGCGAGTTACAAAGCTGGTTCTTGATAACTCGACAAGCTGGGATGCTCTCTACAAGAAGCTGGAAGCCGCAGAACGCAGCATAGCAGAACTCGAACGCAGCGAGACACAGCTTATCAATGAGCGTGATGCTGCTGAATCTGCACTGGCCGATATGTACCAGGCCGCAACAGGAGAGCGTCCAGAATGGAGCAATATGTTTGGTTTCGCTGACGCCGTTGATGTGGTGGAAGAACGACTGGCGACGCTGGAGGCCAACCAAAGCCAAACCACGCCAACGGGAATTCAGCTCATCACAGAAGCCATAGGTGCGCACGGCTATATCGTTGGCTGCCTGTTGCAAGGTCGCCCTGATTTGGCGCTGGAAGAATCGAGAAAGTGGGTATCCGCTTTCGGTCAGGCGGCGGAAATAGTAAGTGCGCAAGACGCCGCTGGCATTGGCGTGAAGGGAGAGTGAGATGGCGCTGACGAAAAAACAGCGCGCGGAGTTGCGCATGAAGTTCGGCGGCCGCTGTGCTTATTGTGGCTGCGAACTTCCCGAAAAAGGCTGGCATGCAGACCATGTTGAGGCTGCATTGCGGAAGTGGGAGTTTGGCGAACGCCAGACCAATGGAACCCGGCGCACGGTTGCAACTGGGGAATTCTGGCGACCCGAGAATGATGCTATCGAAAACCTGTTCCCTGCTTGTGCGCCGTGCAACCTGTTTAAAGCCACATTCAGCGTGGACCTGTTCCGGGAAGAAATTACGCGGCAGGCAGAACGTGCTCGCGCATATAGCGTCAACTTCCGCACTGCTGAACGATTTGGTCTGGTTGAAGTTGTCGAAAAGCCGGTTGTGTTCTGGTTTGAAAAATATCAAGAAGGAGCGTCAGCATGACCACTATTACCAAAGAATGGCTACAGCAAACTATCGCTGAATTTGAGAACACTCGCGACGATATTCCGTTTGGCCTGAGCGATGACGACGCCAAAATTCTGAAGGTGCTGAAGCAGGCGCTGGCATCGTTCGAGGCGGAGCCTGTTGGTGAGTTCTATCATGAAAAGCAAGACGGTTGGTATCAAATTTCAGAGGGTGACAAAGTCCCTGACAACAGGCGCATCCCGCTGTACACCGCCCCGCCAGCGTCAGAACGCGAACGTATTCGCCATGAACATGCTGAATGGTCTTATGCCGACCCCGTTGTGTTCACCGACGAACGAAATCTTCGTCACATTGCCAGTGGCCGAGAAACCTCTTTGATTTGGGGTAAACAAAACCAGGAGGTGGGAGATATCCCGCTCTATCGTCACGCCCAGCCTGTGCCGGTAGACAAAGAATTTATCCCTAAAAATCTGGACAAGGCGTTGGGTGTTGTTGGTGTTGCGTTACCTGAATCAAAGGAAGAGTTTAATTTCCAGATAGAGCGCTGGATACAGCTTCTCATTGACCGGGTTATTCGTTATGCCGACGAATTCAAAGAGCAGCCAGTGCCGGTAGTGCCGGATGAGTGGACTATTCAGGATGCTGTGAAGTTTTGCAGGGAAACTGGAAGACAAGATGCTGGCTCAGCTATGGAGGCATGGAACGCCTGTCGCACTGCAATGCTCAACGGAGGTAAATCGTGAAAGAGAATCAAATCCGAGAACTGGTTAACGAGCTGCGTGATATTGCTATTGAGTATCACGGCACACAGCAGTTACGTGAACGAATTGCACGCACAGTTCGCGCAGCGATAATTCAGGCTGGCAACTCTCAGGTAACTCCGGATAGATGGATTCCGGTAAGCGAGCGGATGCCACCGCAAGGATTGCCGTTGCTTGTGTGCTCATCTGGAGGTGTCGTGCAGCGAACTATTTACGGATTTGACGGAGAAAATTTTCTTGATTGGTATGAGCAATATGATCCGGTTAAAGCTGAGTCTGGTTATTCGTGGATGCCACTACCAGCAGCACCGCAGCAGGAGGTGAAGTCATGAAGGCTTATTTCATATGCGGGTCATGTGGTCGGCAGGCTAAAACTGAATGTGAAGGAACTATTAGATGCCCGCACTGTAATTCGACAAAGATGAAGAGTCTTGTCATCGGCGGTCGCCAACCAGAGTGGTTTAAGGAAACCCAGCAGGAGGTGAAGTGATGGAGTGGTATTTCTATCTCGGTCTCTTTTTGTGGATTTTGGCGCAAATAACAAGAGCTGATGAAACCAATGGCATTAAGAATAACATTCTGTGCTTATCGTTATTTGTCTTGGCGTGGCCGTTGGTTGTTTCAACCATCGCTTGCAAACTTATTGTTGGTGATATCAATGGCTAAATCCGCAGCAGAACGCAAAGCCGCGCAGCGTGCCCGTCTGGCTGAAGCCGGCAACCACAAGCTGGAATTGCAACTCGACGAGCAGGAACTGGAGATGCTGGCGAGAAACTGCGCCGCCCGTCGCCCTGGTCGGGCGCCGTATGACATGAACGAGTATATCGCGTTGCTTATTCGCCAGGATGATGCTCGCGTTCGTGGTCGTATCAAGTCAATCAGTGCTAACCGCTGTGGTAAGTGCGGCGATGCGCTGCCAGTCGATTCATGCCCGTGTGATGGTGATTCAGCATGTTGGGTGACGCGTGGCTGGCATGAGACTAAGTTGTCAGTGTGACATGTCACGGAGATGTTGACGGAATTTCATTGTAATTGTACTGTGTATTTATACAGTAATTTTCGGTGAAATAACATGGGGTCAAAAAATCCAAATTGCACGATCATCTATCGGGGTGAGTTTATCGAAAGCGTACCAGATGGTAGCTGGCTGATAATACAACGAGCAAAAGAGTATGGCGGAGGATTCTGGTTGGGTAAGGCTTATGTTGATTGCTTCTGGCTTGAGTTTGAAAAACCAATGTCTCTCCGCGATTGTATGCACTACAGCGTTGTGCATGATGGAATGGTTAATAACGGTCAGGCATTTGACGATGAATTTAAACTTATTTAGCAAAGGCCGCCGACTATGGCGGCTTTGTTTTGCGTGTTACTATTACCAAAACGGTAATTATTACTTCGGTGGTAACAATGCCCGCAGAACCAAAAGCACCAAAACGCAAATCAACGCAATATAAGCCACTTACAGCGATGCAGGAGGCTTACGCGCAGGAATATACCAAATGCCCTGAGAATCAGACTCAGGCAGCGATTAACGCAGGATTTTCACCAAACACGGCAGCGGTTAAAGCAAGTGTCATGATGCGTGATGAGCGCATCCAGAAACGGATCGCCGAACTGATGGAAGAGCGTAACAAGCGTTTGCGCGTCAGTGCCGATTACGTACTGCTCCGCCTGGTGGAAATCGACCAGATGGATGTGCTGGATATACTGAACGATGACGGCACGCTGAAGCCTATCCGCGAGTGGCCAAAGATATGGCGTACTACACTAAGCGGTTTCGATTTGTCATCGACCATCATGAACATGGATGAGACATCAATCGAGACTATCCTCAAAAAGATCAAATGGCCTGACAAGGTGAAGAACCTCGAGCTTATCGGTAAGCACGTGGATGTAAACGCGTTCAGAGAACGTCTGGAAATCGACGTCAAGATGACCATTGCTGAGAAGATGGCAAAAGCCCGTAAGCGGGTACAGGCTCAGGCTGGTGGTGAAGAATGACAGCCGCAGCCGTGTCGCCGGAAGAGCAACTCGTCGAGGATATCGCCGGGTTCACGTATGACCCGCTGGGCTATTCGCTGTATGCGTTTCCGTGGGGAGAAGAGGGAACAGAGTTGGCTCATGCAACAGGCCCGCGAAAATGGCAGGCTGATGCATTCCGCGAGATACGGGATCACCTTCAGAATCCTGCTACCCGTCACCAGCCGCTGATGCTGGCCCGCGCATCCGGCCACGGTATCGGTAAATCTGCGTTCATCTCTATGCTGATTAACTGGGGCATGTCCACCTGCGAGGACTGTAAGGTGGTGGTGACCGCCAACACCGACAACCAGCTACGCACCAAGACATGGCCGGAAATCATCAAATGGTCAAACCTGGCTATCACCAAAGAGTGGTTCACCTGCACCGCCACGGCGATGTACAGCAACGATCCCGGTCACGATAAACGCTGGCGCGCTGACGCAATCCCATGGTCTGAGCACAACACAGAGGCATTCGCCGGACTGCACAACGAGCGTAAGCGAATCATCGTGGTATTCGACGAAGCATCCAACATTGCCGATCTGGTGTGGGAAGTTGCCGAGGGTGCGCTGACGGACGAAGACACTGAAATCATCTGGGTGGCGTTCGGGAACCCGACGCGTAACACCGGGCGTTTCCGTGAATGTTTCCGCAAATACAAACACCGCTGGAAGTGCGCGCAGATTGATTCCCGCACCGTGGAAGGCACCAACAAGCAGCAGTTGCAGAAGTGGGTGGACGATTACGGCGAGGATAGCGACTTCGTTAAGGTCCGTGTGCGCGGGATCTTCCCTGACGCATCTGAACTCCAGTTTATCCCGACCGGTCTCACTGACGAGGCGATGAAGCGCGTAGTGACCGCTGCGCAGGTGGCGCACGCACCGGTGATTATCGGCGTCGACCCGGCTTATTCCGGTGTGGATGATGCGGTGATATACCTTCGGCAAGGGCTGCACAGCAAAGTGCTCTGGACCGGCAACAAGACAACCGATGATCTGATTATGGCGAAGCGCATAGCCGACTTTGAAGACCAGTACCATGCTGATGCTGTATTTATCGACTTCGGTTACGGAACCGGTCTGAAGTCCATCGGTGACGGCTGGGGCCGTTCATGGCAACTGATACCTTTCGGCGGCGGCTCCACAGATCCGCAGATGCTCAACAAGCGCGGCGAGATGTTCAACAGCTGCAAAACGTGGCTGAAAATTGGTGGTGCGCTGGATGACCAAGAGACGGCTGATGACCTGTCGGCGGCTGAGTACAAAGTCAGGGTGGATGGCAAGATAGTTATTGAGCCGAAGGAAGACATCAAAGAGCGGTTAGGCCGTTCTCCTGGCAAGGGTGACGCTCTGCTGCTGACGTTTGCTTTCCCGGTGTCGAAGCGCATAAATATACCAGGGCAGCAAAGCCAGCAGGGTAAGGCTCTCACGGAGTATGATCCCTATGCTTAGTCCTTATCTTTATCCTTGTAGTTAGATAAACCAGTTAGAAAACCAAAGTTATTGGAAGTGTTTGGTTCACCTGTTGATATTCTATTTAAGCCGTGTTGCTCTAAAAAACTACTAACTGTATGGCCGCTACCAAGTGCAAGGCTTTTTAATTGAGATTGCTCAGGATGTTTAAGTTTGTATTCATCGAAATCACTTTTAAGCTTTTTATATGCTTCATTCATTTTTCCAAGTGTTTCAGTTGTTTGTTTTATTGAAAGATTGAGTTCTGCTAGTTGAGCGTTTGAGGATCTCAACTCTTCATCTTTAGCTTTCAATTCGGCTGTTAATTCTCCCATACTATTCTTTGATTTAATGATTTCTTCCTTCATGTCCTGAATGTTCTTTTCAGCACCTGTCTTAACTTTTTCGTATGTAACATCATGCTTAGCCTGCAGTCGCTGTAGACGTGTTGCTCGAAGAATTAGTTTTGCCTTCCTGAAGTTCTCAATCGAGTCGTTGTTGTCCAGAGGTTTAGCTTGCCAAACAGAAATAAGGTTATTTGCCCATGGCAATATGCCGCAGATAATAATCACTGATACACATGGATAGCCAATGACTGTTTTCCATGTGCTGTTATCAGAAATGTATGTGATCTTATCAAGTACCTTTGTGTCACTTAGAAGAAGATAAAGAATCGACTTCCAGTTGAAAGCGCACCAAGACAAGGCGAACGCACCAATTGCTGGGTTTCTAACGCGTTGCGCAGCAGTACTGACGGTAGAAGAAAATAGTTCTTTGAATGATTCAAGCATACCCGATCCCTTTTTTGTTTTATCTAATTCTACCTTTAAGGTAATTGGAGGTCACCAGGCAAAAAAATGCCCACCGAAGTGGGCGAACTGGAAGCAAGGGTGCCTTCCATGGCAGTTACGGGTTTACAGCGCAACGTCATCGCAATGGCGTTCTGGTGTAAAAGTGACGGTGGTCAGCATCAAGGGAAACTGCCACCGCCAAAAGCTACACAGCATCGTTATTATGGGCGCTTCATCACGGTCCTAAGGCGTGATTGGGTTGTGGTACGCAGTCTATTCGGCATAGCAACTCTGCGCAGATGCTTCTAACAATCACCGGCGGTATCCGGTTTAATGCCTTATTCACCACAACGTTGAGAGCACTGGTTTGGCTCGATATCAGGTAGGGTGGAACAGCCCGCTAATATCCAATGCTCTCATCGTTGCATCCTCGTCTCTTCCGAGGTGTCACACCGTATCGCCACGATGATGAGTCGTCATGTCCGTGCTTACCTAACACTGGCTTGCACATTCCGGCTACCCGGCTGGGGAAGTAGCATCAAGGGAACCCATCCGTACCGCTGCGGCACATGTGCCATATGCCGTACACCCACTGCGTCACATCAACATCAATTACCTAAAAGGTAATATCTGATATTGAAGGTGTCAATATCCTACGCTAAATAAATCATATGTGGTTAAATTGGTAATAATTTAATTGCGTACGGAGCTATTGCTATGTGTATCGGCAGCAAGCCATCAGTGCCAGCAGCACCAGAAGTACAGGCCGCGCCACAGGAGCAGGATGTAGCTGTTGTCAGTTCTCGTGACGACGAAGAGCGCCGCCGCCGTGCAGCCGCTGGTCGCAGTTCTACTCTGCTGACTGGTGCGCAGGGCGACACCTCAACCGCAAACACCAGCGGTAAAACGCTGCTCGGTCAGTAACGGAGTAGGCAGAGATGGCGGAAACCGAAAAAGAGCGTCTGCTGAAGCAGCTCGCACAACTGAAGAATGAGCGCACATCGTTCGAGTCGCACTGGCGTGACCTGAGCGACTTCATCAATCCGCGCGGCTCTCGCTTTCTGACGTCTGATGTAAACCGTGATGATCGTCGTAACACTAAGATTATTGATCCTACCGGTTCAATGGCTCAGCGCATTCTGTCCAGCGGCATGATGTCTGGCATCACCAGCCCGGCACGTCCATGGTTCAAACTGGCAACGCCTGACCCTGACATGATGGATTATGGTCCGGTTAAGGTGTGGCTTGAAGTCGTGCAGCGCCGCATGAACGAAGTGTTCAACAAGTCAAACCTGTATCAGTCATTGCCTGTCATGTACGCCAGCCTGGGTACTTTCGGTACCGCTGCAATGGCTGTGCTGGAAGATGACCAGGACGTGATCCGCACAATGCCATTCCCGATTGGCAGCTACTACCTGGCGAATAGTCCGCGCGGCAGCGTCGACACATCCTTCCGTCAGTTCTCCATGACCGTGCGCCAACTGGTGCAGGAATTCGGTCTGGATAACGTCAGCACGTCCGTTAAAAGCATGTTTGAGAACGGCACGTATGAAACGTGGATCGAGGTTAACCACTGCATTACGCCAAACGTTAACCGCGACACCGGGAAGATGGACAGCAAGAACAAGCCGTTCCGCTCCGTGTACTTCGAGACTGGCGGCGACTCCGACAAGCTGCTGCGTGAATCCGGCTTCGATGAATTCCCGATCCTGGCGCCGCGCTGGGAAGTTAACGGCGAAGACGTTTACGCATCTTCCTGCCCTGGCATGCTGGCACTCGGTCAGGTCAAAGCGCTTCAGGTTGAGCAGAAGCGTAAAGCTCAGCTCATCGATAAAGCTACTAACCCTCCGATGGTCGCACCTACCTCGCTAAAAACACAGCGTGTTTCCCTGCTGCCTGGTGATGTGACGTACCTCGACGTGTTGAGCGGTCAGGACGGTTTCAAACCTGCATACCTGGTAAACCCGAACACTGCAGATCTGCTGGCTGATATTCAGGATACCCGCCAGACCATCAACAGCGCCTACTTCGTTGACCTCTTCATGATGCTGCAGAACATCAACACCCGCTCTATGCCGGTGGAAGCGGTGATCGAGATGAAGGAAGAGAAACTGCTGATGCTTGGCCCGGTGCTGGAGCGCCTGAATGACGAAGCACTCAACCCGCTTATTGACCGCGTTTTCTCCATCATGGCGCGCAAAAACATGCTGCCAGAACCGCCTGACGTTATGCAGGGTATGCCGCTGCGTATCGAATACATCTCCGTGATGGCGCAGGCGCAGAAATCTATCGGACTTACCAGCCTGTCGCAGACCGTTGGTTTCATCGGTCAACTGGCACAGTTCAAACCTGAAGCACTCGACAAGCTCGATGTTGATGAGGCTATCGACGCGTTCTCCGAAATGTCCGGCGTATCGCCAACGGTCATCGTTCCGCAGGAGCAGGTACAGGGCATTCGTGAAGAACGCGCCAAACAGGCACAAGCCGCACAGGCAATGGCAATGGGGCAGGCCGCAGCGCAGGGGGCCAAGACTCTCAGCGAAACGCAGACCACTGACCCGAGCGCATTAACCGCTATCGCTAATGCAGCAGGAGCACAGCAGCAATGACTGATATCGACGACGAAGGCCGCAAAGCAGAGCTTGACGCCAAACAGCAACTTCTGGCGCAGCGCGATATCGACGACATCCAGTTTGTTATGGGCAGCGAGCAGGGCCGACGCGTGATCTGGTCACTGCTTGAGAAAGGTCAGGTGTTCGGAGCTTGCTTCAACGTAGATCCGCACATCACAGCATTCAACGAAGGGCAGCGCAACCTGGCTCTGGTTCTGTTTCAGCGCGTCATGGCGCACTGCCCCGATCAGTATCTGAAGATGGCCGCAGAGGCCGGAGAGGACAGTTTATGACACAGGTACAAACCCAGCGCGTCGTGCGCCTCGATGGTTCCAGCCAGATAGTTGAGGTTCCGGATCCTGCTCCGGCAGTAATTGGCGCTCCGACCACGACTGATTACGGCGGTGTAAAACTGGGCGCGACAATCGCGGCGCCAGCAGCCATGACTGCAACAGCGGACACAGCCTCTTCGGCGTCTGATGTTGCTGGTCTTCTCACTGACCACAACGACCTGGTTTCCAAATACAACGCGCTGCTGACTGACACCACGGCACTGCGCACCACTCTTGCCGCTGTTCTGGCTCAACTGAAAGCCAAAACGATCCCGGTTTAAGGAGATAACTAATGAATTTGTTTGAACGTCTTTTTCATCGTCGCCTTTGCAACGAACAACCTGCTGATGGTGGAGCAGCTCCTGCTGCATCTGAACCCGCAGCATCAACTGGTGATAATCCGTCACCCGCTGGCGATCCGGCTAAACCAGAAGGCGATAAGCCACAGCTAGGTGCTGATGGTGACAAACCTCAGGACGACAAACCAGCTGATGGTGATAAGCCAGAAGATAAAGAGCCTGGTGAAGACAAAGAGCAGAAGCAGGAAGGTGCTCCTGAGAAATACGAGTTCAAACCAGCTGAAGGTCAGGAGCTTGATGCTGCTGCTCTGGAGCAGTTCGAGCCTATCGCCCGTGAACTGAACCTGACCAATGAGCAGGCTCAGAAGATGGTCGACCTGTACGGCACCAAGATCATGCCAATGGTCCAGCAGCAGCAGGCGGAAGCCTGGCAGAAAACCACCGAGCAGTGGGCTGCTGACGTTAAGGCAGACAAGGAGATCGGCGGCGACAAGCTCACCGGCAACCTGAGCGCTGCACAGCGTGCTCTTGCTCAGTTCGGTACTCCTGAACTGAAAGAATACCTGGAAGGCACTGGCCTGGGTAATCACCCTGAACTGGTGAAGGCTTTCATCAAAATCGGTAAAGCCATGTCTGAAGACGGCATGGTCGATGGCAGTAATCAAGGCCAGCGTAGTGCGGCCGAAGTGCTTTATGGCTAATAAGAGAGGATATAACCATGGCTGTTAAAGGCGTAAATGCGCTGACGCTGGCTGACTGGGCTAAGCGTACTGATCCAAACGGGAAGGTCGATAAGATCGTCGAACTCCTTTCCCAAACCAACGAAATACTGACGGACATGATGTTCGTTGAGGGTAACCTGCCAACCGGCCACCGTACTACCGTGCGCTCTGGTTTGCCATCTGCTACCTGGCGTTTGCTTAACTACGGCGTGCAGCCAAGCAAATCAACCACTGTACAGGTAACCGACTCCTGCGGGATGCTGGAAACTTATGCCGAAGTTGACAAGTCACTGGCGGATTTGAACGGGAATACTAATGAATTCCGTCTCTCTGAAGACCGTGCATTCATAGAAGGCATGAACCAGCAGATGGCTCAGACGCTGTTCTATGGTGATACCAGCGTTAACCCTCAGCAGTTCATGGGGCTTTCTTCTCGTTATTCCAGCAAATCTGCTGGTAACGGTCAGAACATTATCGATGCTGGCGGTACCGGCACTGATAACACTTCTATCTGGCTGGTGGTATGGGGTGAAAACACCGTTCACGGTATTTTCCCTAAAGGCCAGAAAGCTGGTATTCAGCAAAAGGATCTAGGTGAGCAAACCCTTAACGATTCTTCTGGTGGTAAATATCAGGGATATCGCACCCACTATAAGTGGGATAACGGTCTGGCCCTGCGCGACTGGCGCTACGTTGTTCGCATCGCCAACATCGATGTGAGCGATCTGTCTGTTCCGGCTTCCGCTGCAAACATCGTAACGATGATGGTTAAAGCTCTGCACCGCGTTCCTAACCTGAAGATGGGCCGTGCGGCTTTCTACATGAACCGCACAGTTGCTCAGGCACTCGATCTGCAATCTCTGGATAAAGCTTCTCTTGCTCTGTCCGTCAAAGAGACTGAGGGCGAATGGTGGACCACTTTCCGTGGCATCCCAATCCGTGAAACTGACGCAATTCTGGAAACAGAAGCGCGCGTTGTTTAACGCCTGTCATTAACTGATGGGCCTTAACCGGCCCATGAATGGAGAAAGAAAATGATCCTCGACAAACTGTTGATGCTCTCCGAGAAGCAGGCGGTTACAGCTTCTGCTGCTTCTGCGGACGTGATTGACCTCGGCCCTATTGACGGCACCCGCCGCGATATCGGTGTGGGTTATCCGCTGGAATTTTGGGCAACCGTTGATACCACTGCTACCGCTGCTGGTGCTGCGACTCTGAACGTTCAGCTACAGACCAGCCCGGACAACTCCACCTGGACCACTATCTACGACAGCGGTGCTTTGGCACTTGCTGCGTTGACTGCTGGCAAGCGCCTGTTCTCTGCGAAGGTTCCTGCTGGGGTTCAGCGCTATCTGCGCGTGAACTACACGGTAGGTACTGGCCCGCTGACTGCTGGCGCGTTCACCTCGGGAATTAACCTGGATGTTGATAACAACAGCCCGTACTACCCGATTCGTTCAAAAGTGACTGGCTAAGGGGATATCGATGTCAGGTGAAAAAGCAAGATACCGAGTCCTGCGTTTATCACACATTCATAACAACCTATGGCCTGAAGGCTCTGAAGTTGAGTATGACGGTGAGCCGGGCACGGCGCTGGAGCCGCTGAACGATGCTGCACGTGCAGCAAAGGCTAAAGCAAAGCACAAAGGCGAACCAACGGTTGTCGTTGCTGAGCAGGAGCCGCTGAACGATGCGGATAGCGCTGATGATGGTCTGGATAAACTCCGCGAAGAGTATGAGTTCCTCTTCAACGAGAAACCGCATCACAACGCCAAAGCCGAAACGCTCCGCGAGAAGATCGCAGATAAGCGTAAAGAACTGGGCGTCTAAGCCTCGCTAATCAAACAGGGGGCTTCGGCCCCCTTCTTGCAGGAGTCCGTTATGGATCTGGTAAACCTAAAAACCGGCACCGATAGCTTTCAGGACGAGAAGGGCGAGACGCATACCCGCGATGATTATCCGTGGGGTCTGTGCATCAGCCTTGATAATGAAACGATCAGCAAGTTGGGTGTCGCTACCCCTCCTGTCGGCGGGGTATTGATGATTATGGCCAAGGCGATCGTCAAATCAACATCAGAACGTCAGGACGATGATGGAACCTATCGACGCGCTGAATTGCAGATCACCGATATGGGTATTGCTCCTGATTCCAGTGAGCCGCAGAAGACAGCAGCGCAAACTCTCTACGGTGGGGAGGATGATTAATGGCATCCGTTATCGAGATCTGCAACCGCGCGCTGAGCAATATCGGCAACAGCCGCAGCATAAACAGTCTGAATGAAGCCAGTAAAGAGGCCGGGCAGTGCTCTCTGCATTTTGATGCTTGCCGCGATGCTGCTCTGGCTGACTTTGACTGGAACTTTGCTACCAAGCGCGTGGCGCTGGCCGATACCAATAATCCGCCTCCTGACTGGCATTACGCTTACCAGTACCCATCTGATTGTGTTCGCATAACCGAGATCATGCCAACAGGCATACGCAATCCTACGGCTGCGCAGCGCATTGAATATGTTGTCGGTTCAAATGAGGATCTGACAGGTAAGCTCATTTACACCGATCAGCCGAAAGCGTGGTTGAAATACGTGGCGCGGGTTACTGACGTAAATATGTATGACGCCATTTTCATGGAGGCGCTTTCCTGGCGTCTGGCTGCAGCCATCAATATGGCGCTGACCGGTAGTGCAGATCTCGGTAACAACGCATTGACGATGTACAACCGTGTGATCCTGAGCGCTGGTTCTCATAGCCAGAACGAATCGCAGGAGCCACAGCCACCGGTAGATGAGTTCACAGCAGCGAGGTTGTCATAATGACTTTTAGTTGGATTCAACCGAGCTTTGCCGGTGGTGAAATTGGTCCGTCACTGTACGGCCGCATTGATATGTCAAAGTATCAGGTGGCGCTTCGCAAGTGCGATAACTTCATTGTTCGTCAGTATGGCGGGGTCGAGAATCGACCCGGTACGCGCTTTGTTGGCCCAGCTAAATATCCTGATCGCAAGTGTCGGTTAATCCCGTTTCAGTTCTCGACCGTCCAGACCTACGCGCTTGAGTTCGGTCATAACTATATGCGCGTCATTAAAGACGGTGCTTATGTTCTGACGACCAGCAATGTGATTTATGAACTGGCGATGCCGTATGCTGAGGCTGACCTGTTCCGCATCAAATTCACGCAGAGTGCCGACGTGCTTACGCTTGTTCACCCAGCATACCCGCCAAAAGAGCTACGACGCTATGCGCACGATAACTGGCAGATCGTCGATATAACCACCAAAAACGGACCGTTCGAAGATATCAACGTTGACGAGACAGTGAAGGTGTACGCCAGCGCCAGCACCGGGACCATTACGCTGACGGCAAGTTCTGCCATCTTCGGTGCTGAGCAGGTCGGAAAGCTGTTCTATCTCGAGCAACCTGCTATTGATTCCGTACCGGTATGGGAAACCAGCAAGACCACGGCAATCAATGATGTTCGCCGTGCAGACAGCAACTACTACCGCGCCAATACTGCGGGCAAGACCGGAACACTTCGCCCTTCACATACTGAGGGGATGTCTTGGGATGGATGGGGCGGAACGGGAGATGATGATACCGGGATACAGTGGGAGTACCTGCACAGCGGTTTCGGCATTGCCAGAATCACAGCAGTATCCAGCGATGGCCTGACCGCAACTGCTGATGTGGTCTCATTCATTCCGTCTCAGGTAGTAGGCTCTGCTAACGCAAGCTACAAGTGGGCCAAATACGCCTGGAACAGCGTTAACGGCTACCCGAGCACCGTTGTTTACTACCAGCAGCGCCTGTACTTTGCCGCGTCTACCGCGTACCCGCAAACAATCTGGGCAAGCCGAACCGGCGACTATAAAGACTTTGGCAAGAACAACCCGATTCAGGATGATGATCGCATTATTTACACCTACGCCGGGCGACAGGTGAATGAGATCCGTCACCTTATTGACGTTGGTAACCTGGTAGCTCTGACTTCCGGCGGGGAATATACGATATCCGGGGACCAGAATAAGGTCCTCACGCCGTCGGCGTTCTCGTTCAGCTCTCAGGGGAATAACGGATCCAGCAACGTACCACCTATCGCCGTGGCTAACATTGCGTTGTTCATCCAGGAGAAGGGTAGCGTTGTGCGTGATCTGGCGTATTCGTTTGATGTTGACGGGTACCAGGGTACGGACCTTACCATACTGGCAAACCACCTGTTCCAGAAACACAGCATTGTTGACTGGTCATTCTGCATTGTTCCGTACAGCAGCGCGTTCTGCATTCGTGATGACGGTAAATTGCTGGTGTTGACCTATTTGCGCGATCAACAGGTTTTCGCATGGGCGCCACAATCCAGCGCCGGTAAGTACGAAAGTACCTGCTCTATCAGTGAAGGAAGCGAGGATGCTGTTTACTTCGTGGTTAACCGTACCATCAACGGGCAGACAAAACGTTACATCGAACGCCTGTCCAGTCGCCTGTTCACCAACGATGAAGATGCGTTCTTTGTCGACTGCGGTCTGAGCTACGACGGTCGTAATACATCATCACGCACAATGACCATCAGCGGTGGCTCTGGTGACTGGAGCTACCAGGTTGATTATCCGGTTACTGTGAGTGGTGGAGCGTATTTCGTTAATACCGATGTTGGTGCTCAGATCCAGTTCCCGTACTCAGAGACGGATCCAGACACCGGTGAAATGGTAGCGAAAGAGTTGCGCGGCGATATCATCTCAGTAACAAGCGGCACCGCAGTTACCGTCAGATTCAACCGTAACGTTCCGCCTGCGCTTCGCAATGTGGCTACAACTAACTGGCAGATGGCCCGCCAGACTTTCGGCGGTTTGTCTCACCTTGAAGGGCAGACGGTAAATATTCTTTCAGATGCCAGCGTTGAGCCACAGAAAACAGTAACTGGTGGCTCTGTCACGCTGGAATCACCAGGCGCAGTAGTGCACATCGGACTTCCTATTACCGCTGAATTCGAAACGCTGGACATCAATATCAACGGGCAGGAAACACTGCTGGATAAAAAGCAGGTAATTACTTCCGTCACAATGGTAGTCAACGCAAGCCGTGGTATCTGGGCCACCACTCCGGGTGGAACCTGGTATGAATACCCACAGCGTGATGATGAGTTTTATGATGATCCTGTCAAGGACGCTACAGGGAAAATAGAAGTCAACCTGGACAGTAACTGGGATAAAAACGGACGCGTTAAGGTTCGTCAGCAAGATCCTCTCCCGCTGTCTGTTCTGGCTGTGATTCCTCGGCTTACTGTTGGTGGCAAGTAATGATTAACGCTCAGATCGTACCTGCCACCTCAGAGCATATAGAATCAATACTTCCGCTTGTTCGTCAGGCAGATATTGACGAGTTTCTGGCAACCAATGGATGGGGCCCGCGCCGCGTGCTGGAAACAGGTCTTCGCACATCAACATTTTGCTGCGCCGGCATGATAAACGGTGAGGTGGTGACCATCTTCGGCGTAGCGCCAGCATCAATGATCGGCGGAAGTGGCATTCCATGGCTGGTGGGGACAGATGCGCTGGAGAAATACCAGCGCACCTTCCTTCGCCGCTGCGGAAAAGTGGTCAATGCAATGCTGACCGTTTACCCGTATCTTGAAAATTATGTTGATGCACGTAACCACACTGCGCGCATCTGGCTTCACTGGCTGGGGTTCACCATCGACGAACCTCAGCCATACGGCATTAACAACCTACCGTTTCACCGTTTCCACATGGAGAGAAAATAATGTGCAGCCCGGCTATCGCTCTCGCTGGCGCCAGTGTCGCTTTAAGTGGCGTTTCAGCATACAACCAGTACCAGCAAGGTAAGTATTCGTCTGCTGTTGCCGAGCAGAATGCAGAAGTGGCCACGGCACAGGCACAGGATTCTATCAACCGTGGCAACGCTCAGGCTGATGAGGTTCGCCGTCGCAATCGGCAGGCCGCCGGCACCCAGGCGGCAACTATGGGGGCTACAGGTGCAGATCTCTCCACTGGTGGCGCGCTGGATATCTTTGGTGATACGGCTCAGTTTGGCACACTGGATGCGCTGACTACGGTTAATAACGCTCAGCGTGAAGCATATGGCTTTCAGGTTCAGGCAGAAAACTACAAAGCTCAGGCCAGCTCAGCACGCAAGCAGGGGAATATGGGCGCATTCACTACATTGCTGACGGCACCTCTTCAGGCATATGGCGCGTACCAGATGGGCGGCGGAACGTGGTCACCATTCACCCAAAGCAAAGCGGCACCGATCAGCGCTGCTATCGGCACACCAACCGGTCGATAAGGAGATATCAAAATGCCAGTTGTACCTACAGTTAACGGACGCCAGGTAGAAAGTAGAGGGTTTCAGTCTCCTGGGTTTCAGGCTTTCGAGCAGCCAAACATTGGTGATGCTCTCGTTGATGCTGGAAGCAAAGCTATCAACGTTTTTGGTCAGGCTAAGCAGAGGGCTAATGTGGCTCTTTCCCAAGAGGCTAGTTTAAAGCTCAGTCAGGCTGAGGAAGATTTAAAGACCCAGCTATACAGCCTGAAGGGTCAGAACGCCCTTGGTAAAGGACACGAGTTTACGCAGCAATACGATGAGCAGATCCAATCGCTGTCTGCATCTTTACCTGATGATGCATCGCGCCAGATGTTCATGCAGCAGGCTCAGCAGCAACGCATCCAGTTTCAGGGTAATGTAGGCCGCTATGAGCAGGGGCAGGTTAACGAGTTTGAGAGTAATCAATACGATGCCACCAGACAGCTACAGATTCAGAAAGAGGCTGACTCATGGAACAACCCGCATGAGGCGGTACTCGCAAAAAATATCCGCACAGTAGCAACAGCAAGATATGGCGCTTCAAGAGGGTGGTCGCAGGAACAGATTCTGGCCGCTATTGAAAAAGATAACCTTGCCGCTACGGAGATGAGAGCGAAGAACTATGCAGTTGATAATCCGCGCGGGTGGATGAATGGCGAGTTTTCGGCAGATGATACCGGTGGCCTGGATATGCGCGCTGTCGGTATTGTTGAATCGGGTGGGAAACACCTTGATTCAGATGGTTCGATCATTACATCCTCAGCAGGCGCTCAGGGCCGCTTCCAGTTGATGCCAGAAACAGGGAAAGAATTGGCTGCACGGCGTGGGGTTCAATACAACCCGGCAGATGAAGAGCAGCACACCATGCTGGCATCAGATTACGCTCAGGAGCTGTCAAACAAATATGGTTCTGAATTGCTGGCCGGGGCTGCATATAACTGGGGGCAGGGCAATGTTGACAAGCTTATTGAAGAGGTTGGTGATCCAAGAAAAGGCGAGATATCTCAGGCCGACTTCATAAAACAACTACCATCTGAAACGCAGGGATGGATTTCACGGTACCGTAAAAATAAAACCGGTATGGACCCTGTTACAGTTTATCAGATTGATAATCTTGCAAACGCTCAGATTGAGAAGCAAAGAAAGCTGGTTCTTAATGAACTTGAACCACTGCTCAACAATACAATGGCGCAACTCAACAATGGCGAGGTTCCTGATGCAGTTCCATCGATCCCTGCCATTATGTTTAGCTATGGTGAACAGGGAAAGAAAATGGTATCGCAGCTTGATATTGCCATGGACAATGCAAAAACATTCCAGGCCATTCAGTACCTTTCACCAGAACAACAGCAGCAGGAACTACTCAAAAAGAAACCAGAGGTTAACGATCCTGATTACGCTTTGAAGCTGGAAGCGTATGGAAAGTTATCTTCTTTGGTTAGCCGGTCAAATGAAACCATACAGGCGCAGCGGGACTCTCGTAGATTCAATGAAGCGCTTTCAATGGGTGAAAAGCTGGACCCTGCAAATAAGTCCATGCAGAAAGCTGCCGACTATACGCAGACTGCTCAGAATTTCAGAATTAACGACGGTTCTACGCATGACGGAGTTGTCCAACTAGTAGCCCAAACCGGCATTATTCCATCGCAGGTTACATCACAGTTGTCTGCTATATCTCGATCTCGTAGTCCTGATGTTGTTAAGCAGGGTGCTGATCTGTTTAACCGCCTGTATGACGCCGATCCTGCTTCTGTCGGTGATATGCCTAAGGATATGCAGGGATTCTATCTTACCGTTAAACAGCTTACAGATTCTGGTATGGCCCCTGAATCAGCCATCGAACAGGCACAAAACCTGACTTACAACCAGACAGATGCGCTTAAGGCTCAACTGGCATCTACTCAAAGCACTAAGGAGTATAAAAAAGACCGGGTTAAAGCGATGGACTCCGCCGTCAGCAATATGGCGCAATGGTTCCGCTTGGATCCATCTGCGGATGACCAGACGCCGGAAGCGGCCAGATTCCGCAATGATTATCAGGCGTTGTACGACATTAACTATCGCACCACCGGCGGCAATGCTGATGCGGCGAAGAAAATGACAAACCAGCAGATCGCCAGGACATGGAGCATCAGCGAAGTTAATGGCAGCGCGAAGCTGATGAAGTATGCACCAGAGGCGCTTTACAATTATGGTCCTTCCGGATGGCAGGCAGAGCAATGGAAGTCCGAGAAAGAGCAACTGATGTATGGCGATCGCAAAGACCAGATCGTAACTAGCCCAACACAGTTGGGTATTACTTCTGGTTCCGCTGGGCCCGTAACTACTAAAACTCCGGAGTCGCGCATTGGTGGTGAGCTTGAGATCACCCCAGATGTGCTGACGCCACAGGGGTTAGGCTACGCAATAATGGTCCGCACGAAAGATAAAGACGGCATTGAGACTGTCCAGCCACTATACGATAAATATGGTCAGGTTAGCCGATGGACGCCATCACTTGAGGACTGGGAACCGTATAAAAAAGCTCAAATAGAGAGAGAGCAAAAAAACCAAGAGGAAATGCTTCGAGGTCAGGAAATTCGCGGATTTAAAGACAAACACCGTGCGATTGATGAACAGTATCGCAGGTTCCACGATGACCGTGTTAATCGCTTCAAAAACTACTTCTCATGGAGTAACGACTAATGCCAGTTTTCTCTTTGCCCGAAAAGTACTCCAATGGTTACACGCCTGGCGGTTCGATCCTACCTCAACCAACTGGGTTTGATGTCCCGTTGCCTGAAGGAACCAACCCGGAGCAGCAACAGCCAGAGCCATCTGTATGGGGCGCGGCATTCCGACAAAATAACTTGCTGGCCGAGATGTTCCGACCTGCGAAACAGTTTGAGCCAGTCGAGGGATATAACCCCTACACAGACAAAAGCGAGATTCATGGATATGAGCAATGGGGATCTGCTTTTGCTGATTCCCGCTCGCCGGAAGAAACCGCCTGGCTGAAACAGCAGATTGACGACGAAAACGAAGACCGAAGGGTACTTTCAGAAGCTGGTGGTGAAGGTGTTCTTGCCAGTATTGCCGCCGGAGTGGTCGATCCTGTCACTGTCGCTTCGATGTTTATCCCTGGCGCACAGGGCGGCGCAGTGGCCCGCATAGCATCACAGGCAGCAATCGGCGCGGCAGCAACAGCAGCCAGCGAGATTGCGCTGAATAATCAGCAGATAACCCGAACATGGGGGGAAAGCGCTTCCCACGTCGCAGCTGGTGCGTTGATGAGCGGCGTATTTGCAGCAGCAGGCTCCGCGCTCACACCCTCTGTTCGCACTTCTGCAACGCGCGAAGTGGCTGATGCACTCGATAACATGAGCGTTACAAACCCAGTAGACGTGGCGGCATCATCTGCACATCCTGACGGCGGGAGTGTGGGTGCGGCGCGGATCAGTGAAGCGACACTAGAAGATTTAACACCAGCAGGCGGCGCTGTCAGTAATGTAGCGCGCAAGGCTGGCAGTTATCTGACGCCGTTTACCCGCCTGATGGAGTCACCGTCGAAAACCTCCCGCCGTACTGCTCTGGAGTTGGCGGAGAATAACTACACCTTGCAGGGTAACGCCCGCGGCATTGAGACGCCTGTTGCAGCGGAAACCCGCGTTCGCGGATGGCGCAGGGAAGAGGCGGCGGTCGTGGTAGCGAATAAGCAGGCTTACGGCCAGTATAAAGCCGCTGGTGGCGATCTGAGCTTTTCACAGTTCCGCGAGGAAGTAGGCAACGCAATGCGCAGCGGTGATGTGCATGCTAACCCGGTTGTGCAGGAAGCGGCGCAGGCAATGCGTACCGTTGTGAACAGGGTGAAAGTGGCGCAGCAAAAGCTGGGCCTGCTGCCACCTGACGATGAGCTTAAAGCCATCGGCCAGGAGAGTTATTTCCCTCGCGTTTACAAAGTAGGAAAGATCGCCAACGAACGCGATAAATTTCGTGACATGCTGGTCGACTGGTGGTCACGTGGCGAAAAAACAATGTCCCGAGAAGAGGCAGAGATCGCTGCTGATACCACGATCAATAGAATTACCGGTGCAAAAATACCTCAGGATTTTGCAAACGTCTTTATGGTGAAAGCGGCCGGCAGCACCAGGGCGCGCACATTGAGCGTCCCAGATCGCCTGATGAAAGATTATCTGGAGAGCGATGCTAATTATGTGCTCCAGCGTCATATTCGCGAGGCATCGGCAGAGGTTGAGTTGACGCGCGCATTTGGCAATAAATCACTGGAGAAGCAGCTTAAGGATATTCAGGACGAATATGATGCTCTGATGCGTGAGCGTCCTGCTGAACAGGCAAAGCTGTCGAAAGCACGCGAGAACGATATCCGTGATATCACAGCGATGCGCGACCGCCTGGCGGGTACCTACGGCATGCCTGACGACCCGTCATCATTTTTCGTGCGCGCTGGCGCGTTCCTGCGTAGCGCTAACTTTGTGACTAAGCTCGGTGGCATGACCATTTCGGCAATTCCAGACCTCGCACGCGGTGTGATGGTTAACGGGTTTGGAAATACCATGCGTGGTTACTCTTCGCTGATTACTCGCTCTCCTGCATTCAAGGCCAGCCGAGCCGAACAGTTAAAAATGGCCGTCGGGCTGGAAACCATCCTGCACACCCGCGCACGCACCATGGGCGACCTGGTGGATAGTTCTGCACGTACTACGGCGGTAGAGGCTGGAATGGAGCGTGTTACCGATGCGTTCGGAAAGCTCACTATGATGGGCCACTTCGATGATATGAACAAATCAGTAAACGGCATGATCACCTCGGACGGTATTTTATCAGGTGCGTTCGCTGGTCGCCGTCTGGCGAAACTCGGAATTAACGACAACATGGCCGCACGTATCCGCAGTGAGTTCGAAAAACATGGCGAGGTTATCGACGGCTGGCATATCGGTAATTTTGAAAAATGGGACGATCAGCATGTTGCTGGAGTTTTCCAGTCGGCGGTACTGAAGGACGTTAACAACACCGTTATCACGCCCGGTATCGGTGATACACCTCTGTGGGCAAGTACGCCGCTGGGAAAGACGATCTTCCAGTTTAAATCTTTCGCTACGGCGTCTTATAACCGCGCAACGCTGGGTGGTCTACAGGAAGGTACTGGGCAGTTTTATTACGGTACCGCATTCCAGATTGCATTGGGAGCGCTAACGTATGCGCTTAAGCAGGCTGCGAATGGTAAAGAAGTCGACTGGACACCGCAAAAACTTGTGATTGAAGGCATTGACCGCTCCGGTATTCTCGGTCCGCTGATGGAATACAATAACATGGCGGAGAAGGCCACTGGCGGGATGGTTGGGCTTGGCGCGCTGTTAGGTACCGGAACACAGTCAAGATATGCCAGCCGTGGATTCATCGGCTCGGCTTTAGGTCCGACATTTGGCCTGCTCGACACTATCACAGATGTTACCGCTGGTGTGTTAAACGGTGATGCAGGGGACCGCGTGCTGCATAACGTGCGTACGCTTCTGCCTGGCAATAATCTGTTCTGGATCGCACCGCTGATAAACCAAGTAGATCCTGGAATGAAATAGCGTGACATGTCACAAATGCCGCCGTACCCACAAAAAAGCCCGCTATGCGGGCTTACTCTTCTTCTGGTGTTTTATCTTCAGTTTTCTTCTTTAAGCTTGGTTTTTGTCTGAGAACAAAAATACCAGCTACCGCAACAACCGTACCGATCACTGTTCCTGCCAGAACTTCATGACCTGTTAAACCTAACAAGGTTGCGCAAGCTACTGTAAAAATAGTTGCACCAAGCCCGTATAACTGGCCTCGTTTATCTCTGTTGATTGCACCATCAAGTGCTTTCTCTTCCATTTTTTGACGGTGAGAAAATTCCTTTTCTGTCAACTGGAAGATGCGTTCAGGCGCATCAGGTAAAATATCCTGATACCCACGAAGCAGATATGGTGGAGGAAGTGGCCCCTGAAACGCATGGTGAGCGACAACTATCTCCTGAATTTCAGGGCGATCAAGAACTCTTGTAAAGGCATCAGGGTGTTGAATGATCTCCTTACTGAGATCTTCATCCACTTCCTCAAACTCACTATCTTCGCTATCCCTTGGTTGCCCAGTAGAGTTTTGCATATCTGTCGAAAGATACGCTTTTAGCTTCTGGTTTTCCTCTTGCATCTGAGACGTTCCCTGATGTTGTTATTACCCACTTCCCGCCTTTTGGTGCCGGGATCTTTTTCCCGCCTTTTACAATGTAATCTGCATAAACACGGCCTTCAGAGCGTCTGATATCGTCGCCTACGGCCTTCATGTCTCGAGAGATAATCCTACCAGCAGAGTCATGGGTTACAACTCTGGAATAGTCAGAGCGAGGAGCGATACCCAAAGGGGTTCCTGACTCTAAAGCCAGCTCTTTGCTATATCTTCTGCTCATATACACCTCGACTAATCATCTTTACCTGAAAGGTAATTTCAAGCATCAGTATAATGCTTTGAACAACAATGAGTGTAAACAATTATTGATAATTGTAGGCGCGTCCCTGCGCCATCGTCGTCAGAACTTACCAGCCACGCTGTTGATGTACTGCGTATGAGTCTTGAAGCATGGAGCGTTATGTGCACGAGGTTATGTTTATGGTGGTGTATTCGCTTCCTGAAGGATAGAAATATGTATATTGCATTTCTCCACCCAGCCTTACGAAAGAGCGTAATGGGTTGTTTTTAGTGCAAACCGCCATCTTGACTTGATCTGACATCCGATCTTTAACAACGCCCTGGGTGATATGATTCTTCTTGGCGAAATAATCCATTTGCTCTTCCGTCATCGCGATTCTGACTTTGGCAACGATTTTGTTAACTGATGAGTCAATAGCATACATGCTCACCCCTTCAGATAACTCCATTGGAAGCATAGGGCCAACCTCTTTCACTATCTGACTTGCCTTTTCGCAAACATTAAAATTAGTTATGTTAGGTGTGCATCTAACATCTGCGAAAGAAAACCCTGAAATCAAAAGCAATATAAATGTTAAATACCTCATAGCTCCCCCATGGAACTAACTTTTTCCGCGTTTTTCTAATAGCTTCACAAGCTCTGATCTTAAGAGCACCAGCGGTGTCATCGCATCCACGATCGCGATAGTAAGTTTATCAAATTCCTTCTGCCACTCCTCACTGTTGCCATCATCAGGGAGTGATTTCACCAGCGCCCGGTAACGTTCAACCAGTTCCTTGTGGCTGCCAATGGCGACAGCCGGGGCACCAGAAAGCGCATCCTCAATTATCTGCACGATCTCTGAGTTCATGGATCGCCCGTTGCTTTTGGCTCGCTCAGCGACGGCGTCACGCATACCATCAGGGAAACGTACAGTGAATCGCTCTATAAAAGCATGGTTATCTTTTTCTGTCATTTTCATGCGCCACAAATTTTAATAAAAATACAGTAGCATCATATTGACATCACCAACAATGGCATCATAATGATGTCATGACATCAAAGTGATGCTATCAACCAAAGAGGAAATATAGAAATGCATAAGAACGACGCAAAACTGACCCTTCGTTACCCACAGCAGGTAAAAGAAGCGTTTAAGAAAATCGCAAAAGAAGAGGGGTTGTCTGAAAACTCAGCTTTAGTTCAGGCTCTTGTGTGGGCTTTGAAGTTCAGAGAGAAGATGGATCATGCGCAGTAAAAACAGCGAAGCCCAACGGTGGCCAGACCGTCAGGCTTCAGTATCAACAAACCAGCATAGGAAATATTGACATGACAAGTTTAGCAATTGCAGATCGTACAATCAATGTGCCTTTCCATGGTGCAAGCCTCTACGTCGTCAACCACAACGGCGAGCCGTATGTACCAATGAAGCCTATTGTTGAAGGCATGGGATTGGCATGGCAAACCCAGCATCGCAAGCTAAGTGAGCGCTTCAAGAAAGGTATCACCGAAATGGTTATACCTTCCGTGGGTGGTGCGCAATCAATGATCTGCCTCGCCCTCCGCAAACTGGCAGCCTGGCTCAACACCATCAGCCCAAACAAGGTTAAGCCTGAAATCCGCGATCGCGTGATCCAGTACCAGGATGAATGTGACGATGTGCTCTATGAATACTGGACAAAGGGCCAGGTGGTTAACCCGCGCAAAGCTGTGAAGACTCAACCGGGTAAAATCACCGCCGATCAGCAGTTCGCCATTAAAGAAATGGTTATGTCTCGCGGCCAGGCTCTTCCAAAAGATAAGCAGGCAAAGGCCATTATTACTATGTGGTCTGCGCTAAAATCACACTTTGGCGTTTCATATAAAAATATTGATGCCGGGCAGTTCAATGAAGCGGTCTCCATCGTCGCCCGGATTCCTCTGGAAGGTGAGTTGATCACTGCAAGAGAATCCCTTCTTGTGGAAGAAAAATTGAGCGCAGAGGTAGTCGCTGCAATCCGTGGCGTAGTAAAAAATAATACGAAGCGGTATGAGGTCGCGCTTAAGCCTGGCTATCATGAACTGATTCATTCACCTGAAGGCGTTGCTGGTCTGACGGAGCACTCACTGTTGATGAACTTGCTACGCCAAATGGACAAGGATGGGCATGATGTTGAAGGTGCATTCGCGGAACTGACAACTCTCTTTTGTTATGTGAAAGGTGTAAGGCGCTGTATTGGCGACATTACAACGAGTACGCAGTATATTCTCAAGCAGGCAAGTGAGTTTTAATATTAATAAGGCCGAGAGATCGGCCTTAATTCTGAGAGGTATAAGGTGATGAACGGAAACAATGACCTATGTTTTAAAGATAATGAGTCAGCATTTGATTATGCATGTAAGTATTGCACAACTGATATTGCTGAAAGGCAGGGGCTTCTTGCTCTGGTTATCACTGATCAGGAACCAGATGAAGATGGCAACGCCCTTTATGCAGTGAAGATTTCTTCTGATGATGGAGGCTTTATCGTGCCTGCTCTCTTCATGAAAAATAAATCAGATGAAGGTACAACTCCTTTAACTAAAGGAGACCTTGTTATCTGGGTTCCATCTCAGTACTCAGATGAAATGGCAAAAACTTTGGGCGATAAACGCAAGGGATGGATGGGGTATTTAGCCGCAAAGGCGGAGCCTAAACTTAGTCAGTCAAATGGGTGGGGAATTAAACACCGCTACATTTAGCATGCCAAGGCCGCAAGTGCGGCCTTTAACTTCCAGTTTAGTTACCGTAAAGGTAATAATAAGCGCATATTGTAGGTTATTTCAACCTTATGTGGTTTGTCTGCGTAGCTGTTCAACGCAGTAGTCGAGATGCGTTTGCACATCCTTCATGGACAACTGCGAGCTGGTGACATAGTTCACCAGTGCAGTAAGTTCGGCCAGCGGCCCGTCGACGTTGAATCCGTCTTTATCAAGTTCCCGCAATAAAGTCATTAGGTGCGAGTTCTCCACCAGGGATATAACGCCTCCCGGCGTGTGTACTCTTTCATAAAATCCATCTTCCAGTGGGTGGTGATACCGCTGTTGCATTAACCATTCTCCATGCGTTCACTGTATACATATACAGTAGCAAATGTTTTACTCACTATCCAGCACGTATTGCTAATTACCTAAAAGGTAATAAAGCAAGTTGTTACTACTCATTCGATTCATATGTGGTTGAATGGGTAATAGAATGACCAGTAGTGCGGCGCGCCGGGTGCTGCGACTATCTGGAGATTTGACATGACGGTCTCAACCGAAGTCGACCACAACGAATACATGGGAAATGGTGTCACCACTTCATTCCCTTATACATTCAGAATTTTTAAAAAGTCAGATCTGATGGTGCAGGTATCTGACCTGAATGAAAACATTACAGAGCTGGTTCTTGACACTGATTACACTGTTAGCGGCGCTGGAGGGTACACCGGAGGTAATGTAATTCTGGCAAATCCTCTTCCTAATGGCTACCAGATTTCAATTTCCAGGGAATTGCCAGTTACACAGGATACTGACCTTCGCAACCAGGGGAAGTTCTTCGCCGAAGTTCATGAGGATGCATTCGATAAATTGACAATGCTGATACAGCAGGCGTTTAGCTGGCTTCGTCTGGCTTTACGTAAACCTTCATTCGTGGCTAATTACTATGACGCGCTGAACAACTACATTCGTAATCTTCGTGATCCATCGCACCCTCAGGATGCAGCAACAAAAAGCTATGTAGATAGCCTCTCTAACACAAATTTAAGCCGGACTCTTAGAACTCCTGAGCCAATAATATCTTTGCCTGATATCGATCAGCGAAAAAATAAGATTGTAGCAATGGACGATTCTGGAAATCCATTAATGGTTCTGCCTGAGTCAGGATCTGCTGCTGATGTTTTGATCGAGTTGGCAAAGCCATATGGATACACTTATATTGGTGGCCTTGCTGAGCATTATAGCCTCCCTGTTAAATTCGTTGTTGTTGATAACGCACCTTATAATGGTGATTTAAAAGCAGCACTAACAGCAGCAACACCTGGTAGTGTTTTCTGGTTGGGCAAGAAAACGCATAACATTACTGGGCTATATGGTGTCAATAAAAATACCGTTGAGAATATTACTATCGTTGGGGCCGGAATGCCGCAACTATCATCTGATAAACGATATCTTATAGATGGGACTGGCACCATTATTCAAGGCACAATTAAAAATCAGGCAAGAGGCTTCAAGATATTTAATTGTGGTATAGACGTTGGTGATTATGTTTCTCAAAACGTTTATCCGACAGTCACTTATGAAGATGGCCTGCAGCATTACGGTGTTGGTGCAAATGCAAACATTGAAATACATAACGTGAAAATTCTTAACACCGTGACAGACCCATCAAAACCGGGTACTCACAGTCTCCTGCTTGAACAGTTGTCAGGTGTTAAATTAGGGTACGTGGAATGTATCGGCGGTTTTCATGGTTTTACAGTTAAATGCCAGGGTTTGCAGGGTGGTATTGCCCATTGTTACGGGCAGTATGGTGATGCCTTTATCTTCAAATCAGATTCTGGTGGCGCATGCGCCAGTAACTACATGGGAAGAATCACAGTTGGCCTTTATGACAACTCTGGCTGGCCTGACGTCACTATGGGCGGAATTTATGACGCTCATGATAACGTAACAATCGACAAAATTGGTATTGGAGAATTAATTGTACAGAACGCATCATGGGGATTGATACCGTCTGATGCCAATACAGGCTTCATAACAAACGTCAGCATTGGTAGATACTCTGCATTCAATGTCTATGGGAACTATTATTCATTAGCCATTGATAATAAATGTGTTGGTTGGACTATCGGTGAGCACAGGATTAGTGGAGCTTCTGGTGGTATTCGTGTTCATCCAGATTCCGCTGAGATAAATATAGGAACCGGATCTTCAAAAGGTAACACAAAAAGTGGTTATGCACTCGGTGGTAACAGTTTAAGCCACGGTGTACTTTTCGCGAACGAGAATGGAGAAGCCGGGGTTGATTACCTTGGTGGGTTAGGATTTGATGCTTCTCTTGTTCATGGTTATGTAAATGGTACGGTACTTTTTTCAGGAATGCCAACGGCTAAAAATGGAAGCCCAATTAACGGATGGGCTGATACAGGTGCATTCGATATGAATGTCACAGGTAAGACTGTCAATATAACAGGTTCATTAACAAGGGGATCTTCTGCCGCTGCATATAATATTATTTCAGTATGCCAGCCGTTAAAGCAGACACCAATTCCAGCATGGGGAGTTAGCGCAGGAAGCGTAATGGTTCCTGTTGATTGTTATGTTACGACATCCGGGCAGCTATATGTGGCAGGATTTGCATCAATTCCTACCGGTGGAACAATATATTTCTCAGGGCAATATTTATTCAAATAAATTACCCATTGGGTAAATTTATCTGGCGTTTTATAGGTAATTCGATCCGTATATGGTTTATTGTGTATGATGAACTCACCAACTAAGGGGGTTCATTATGCACAGTAAACGGTGGTTGCTATGTCAGCTCAGCTAACCAGTGAGTCTTTAAATCAGTGGCTTAGTATGGGTTCTCTGGCTGCGGTTATCGCAGGGGTGCCGCCTGAGGTGGCTCTTGGTGCTTTATCAGGTGCGGTAATATTTATTACCTCTGCCGTTGAGTATCCAATACGCCGCCGGGTTCTTCTGTCGATGCTCAGCTTTCTCTGCGGGCTTCTCTTCTACAAACCAACTGCATCAATCCTTATCGGCGTAGCCAGCCTGATCCCAACTATCACGCAGGACTCTTTCGAGAAAGGGATCGTCTTCTCTGCTGGCGCGTTCGTGTCGGCAATCGTCGCAGTACGTATTGGTATCTGGCTCTATCACCGTTCAGACAATCCACGCGATTTAATCCCGGGGAGAAAAGACGATGACAACTCATGAGCTGCTTTTACTCATTGTCAATGCGGTTATCTGTTCTGCAATAGCAATCCGCGTCGGAACCTTCCGGCGTAATGGATCGCAACACCGGCGGTGGGGTGGGTGGATAGCATACTTCCTTATCGTGGCATCAGCCAGCATCCCCGTCCGCGCAGCATATGCAATCTGGTATCACACACCCATGGCCGCTGATTTATCAGAGGTCATCATCAATGCTGTCATGCTTGCCGCCGTTCTGAAGACGCGCGGTAACGTCGTGCAGATATTCAAAATATCGAGGTCTCAACATGGACATTAACCAGTTCCGGCTCGGCGCCGGTATTACTGAGCAACTGGCCACGCGCTGGTATCCACATATCTCCGCAGCCATGAAAGAGTTTGGCATTACCAAGCCAGATGATCAGGCGATGTTTATTGCGCAGGTCGGGCATGAGTCCGGAGGGTTTACCCGGTTGCAGGAAAACTTCAACTACAGCGTTAACGGTCTGTCCGGGTTTATCCGTGCCGGGCGTATCACTCCAGACCAGGCCAACGCGCTGGGCCGTAAAACGTATGAGAAGTCTCTTCCGCTGGAACGCCAGCGCGCGATCGCCAATCTGGTGTACAGCAAGCGCATGGGCAACAATGGCCCGGGAGACGGATGGAACTACCGAGGGCGTGGGCTTATCCAGATCACCGGTCTGAACAACTACTGGGATTGCGGCAACGGTCTGAAGGTTGATCTGGTAGCGCAGCCTGAACTGCTGGCGCAGGATGAATACGCGGCCCGCAGCGCGGCGTGGTTCTTCGCCAGTAAAGGTTGTATGAAGTATCCAGGCGACCTGGTGCGCGTCACGCAGATTATCAACGGTGGCCAGAACGGAATCGACGACCGGCGGGCGCGTTACGATGCTGCCCGTAAGGCACTATTATGATCTCGGTATTCGTCAAAGCGTATTGTAAACAGTTGCTTATCGTGGCGATGCTTGCTGTTCTTGTTGTCACTGCGGTAGTTGCCTGGAATGTACACGGCAGCCGCCAGTATGATGCCGGGTATGCGAAAGCGCAGGCAGATCAGAAACAGGCTGATGATAAGGCCAGGTCGCAACGTGATAAGGAGAAGGCGCAAATTGAACGTGAAGCACAATCCCGTATCGATGTGGCGCGTGTTGACGCTGAGCATGCTAATACCGCTGCTAACGGCCTGCGCGCCGAGCTTGACAAAACCAAGCGACTCGCCGAACACTATACCGGATCTTTCCCCACTGGCACGCCAGCCAGTAAGGTCATCGGTGTGCTCGCCGACATGCTTGAAGAAAGCAACCGATCTTACTTCGCAGCAGCAGAAGAGGCTGAGCGATATAGGGTTGCAGGACTCACATGCGAGCGACAGTACGACTCCCTGAAAGCGGGTCACTGATTTCTAGTGACGGTATATAAAACGGTACGGTAAAAATCAGATTTAAGAAAGTTGTTGTCAGTCAATTGCTTATGTTGTTCGTAAATAATTGAGTGGGAATAACCGATAATCCTTCCTGTGTTTTCATGAACAGGTAAAGGTGAATTTAACCCTCTGTTTTTGCAGAGGGTTTTTATTTATGTGCATAGATGAGTTTTCTGTGTAGCGCACAGCTCCTGGCGACAAATTTGACGTAATTACGAACCCACGAAGGTTGGTTGTATCTTGCCGTGGTCGTTGATTTGTTCTCGTGCAAAGTTATCGGTTGGTCAATGCAACCACGAATGACAAAAGACATTGTTCTGAATGCGCTTCTGATGGCCGTGTGGCGACGTCATCCCCAAAAACAGGTGCTGGTTCAGTCTGATCAGGGTAGTCAGTACACCCGCTATGAATGGCTGAAATCGCACGGACTGGAGGGCAGTATGAGCCGTCGTGGCAACTGTCATAATGCGGTTGCAGAAAGCTTTTTCCAGCTACTGAAGCGTGAGCGGATAAAGAAAAAGATCTACCTACGACTCAGAAGTGTCCAGGTTATCCGTGGCGATTCAGCCCAAATAAGGGGTATTTAAAAATATGATAACTTTATTCTTCAACTATATAACCAACGCCCAGCTTAGCACTTTCAAGGAGCATACCAACCGTTAGTGGCTTACGCGGATCAGGCTCTTTACTTCCAAAGTACTCTGGATTCAGATAGTTGAGTATGTCAAATCCTTCTGAATCTACATTCCAACGCTTGAAGTACTTTTGTAGAAGTTCTTCACTATCTTCAAAAACGAGTTTAAGATCATCCCTAATACTGGTATCAAGCGTGATGATTCGCTTTGGCCCACAGAGAAAGTACTTTTTAGTGTTATATTTCTGAACGATAAAATCGATAATTTCTTTCTCAATATCTCTCAT